GATCAAATTATTTATCGTCTAATGAATACAAAAAAGAAATTAGCAGATGATTTATTAGATGTTATGCAAAAATCAGCCGTCGATTGTAAATTAAATCATTTGGAACATGGTGTAGTTGCAGATTATTGTTTTGCAACCCCATTTACAGCTGCAAATGCTATGGATATGAATTTCCATCCCAAAATTGAAGAAGATATGAAATAAATATATGGTGGTGGAGTTTTATAAACTAAAGTAAATCTATGATTTCATACATTTACTTTATTTGGTTGGCGGGTTTTTGGGATTATTTGAGAGCTATTTATTGTCCGCATTCAGCCGGTGTTCCTAACCGTACATTATATTTACCTGGTTCATACATGACAGCATAAGAATTCCAATTGGCTGGATTGAACCAACTTACGGGACCTTGATAATAGCGTGCTTCACCGTCTTCCGCTACCATTTTTGTATAAATATGATCAAATTTAATAAAAACTTTACGTCCGTCAATTAATTTATCAATCTTTTCAGGTTTGGATGGTGTCACGTAATCACCATACATAATGTAGCAACATTCCTTGTCTTTGCCTTTGTAAAAATCAATACCCAAGCAATCTTTAGTTGCTTTACGTTGAATCTCTGTATCCGGCGATTTCATTGATGCATAGAGATCTTTAAATTTCGCTCCAATTGCAGACCATGTCATACCTTGCAATGTACGTGAATTGGTTTCTGTTGGTAATGCAGCACCTGCTGGTTGGCATCCAGCTTGACGGAATTCGCGTTGAATACAACTAATTGGGAATGGACCGCGTTTATCTGTTTCAAAATCGCAAATATCAAATGAATCTGTTCCAGCAACTAGCCATTTTGCAGCTTGACGTGTTAATTCGGAATTTCCACTTGACATTGCATTAAATATATTTGAATAAATTGTGGCTGCACTTTCTTTATCGATATTACCAGCTCCAAGTACTGCATCCGGTATTTGAATACCTGTTGCTTTTAATACATCCATTGCATAACGATCAGTTTCATTTGGTGCGGTTGAATTTGTTAATATGCGTAAAATTGCACCTGACATATTATATCCTAATCCTTTTACAAGTGAAATTAAACATTGACGTGATAAATTACCTTTTGGATCTGGATCACATATAGGTCTTTCATTTGTTGATGGTGTATTTAATGCTGCGCATGCTATACTAAATGATCCATTACCCTGTTTCATTAAACATTCACCAGTTGGTACATAATTTCCTCCAAGAGCATTACATTCAGATTGATTATATAGACGAAGTGAAGAATCACTTGATGCGCGTCCATAATTACCACAATTTATACCATCATCCGTAATAAGATCGGGAGGTGGTGGTCTGAAACATGCATCCGATGTTGTAACAACTTTTTCTCCACATGCATCGCTAGAATCTGGATATTTTTCCGTACCATCGCGATGTATGGGAACTGCATATCCACGACGCTCACAAAATCCACACACACCTTTAATTCCTGGAATATCCATTAAATCGCATGATCGTATACGTTTACACATTTTCATTTCTTCCAATTCTGTGGCTTTATTTATATCCCATATCCATTGTCCATTTGGCGGTAAACCTTTATCTACAATTGGTTCTTCACGTGTTCCAAAAGCACCAACGGATGGTACAGCAGCATCGGGAACATACCACCAACCACAATGTGTACGTTTTGAAGGATCGCGTTCAGGTAATTGACGTGGTGTGCGTGCTGGTTTACAGTAAGTAGCATCATAATCAGAATATTCGCCATATGGATCAGGTACAAAGAATTTCGTATAATCTGGATTTGATGGAATTGTATTGTATAAATTATTGTCATTTATTGCTGAATTAAGATTTCCAATATTAATACCTTTATTTATTGTTAATCCTTGATTTAAATATTTTGTGAAAAAATCATATTGGTGATTTACAAACTTAGTAGTTGAATCACCGAATCCTTCCATTTGATTACGACGAAGCATAATCAATAAAACAAAGGCTACTAAAAATATTGATATGATCCAGATCCACTGATTCATAATCTCCTCTAATTATAAGTTTCAAATTTATACTTCAAACATCCATATCTGTATGAGATATTGATATTTGAAAAAATCTGCTCGGGATGTCGAAATTTAGACCTGTGTGCATGAATCTAAGCCAATGGATCACGAATTAACCATGATGCACGTTGTACATCCCATACATTTGATGTATCAACAGTTGTAATCCATACTTCATTTGTTGATTCACGTTTCGGAGCTAAATAATATGCTGGATAATTGGCTGAGCGGAAAGATATCATTGACGGATCTCCATTTAATGCAGGAACAATTGTAAATGACGCATCGTTCGCTTCTACAGATCCACCAGTGCCAACAACATGTAACCAGCAACGGAATCCTGCGTGTCGAACATAATATCCTGGATAATTGACGGATTCAATTGAAAATTGTCCAGCTGCACCATTACGCGCAGGTCGTAATACAAATGTTGAATTTTTACGATATTGTTCTGTAGAAATTGAGAATGATCCTGATGATGCGGATGACCACATTGCAAAATTCATATGACTCAAATGACGATCAATGGCTGTAGCGGATCTGAAACTTATGCGTAATCCAGTATTGAGTGTAGAAATCGGATATTTCGGTTTAGCGATTGCTTCTGTAAATGTAAGTATTTGTGGTTCACGTAAATGATGGTCGCCAGTTTGTCCAATTAATTGCTGAGCGACAACTTGTTTACTTTCATTGAGCAATTGTACAGGTGCATTGCGTTGACGTTCCCAACAACAATCTGTGCGTGGATAAAATATTACTTTACTAATAACTTGTGTAGATCCTAAATCAACCATCCAAAATTGTTTATCTGGACCAGCAAAACAATTTGCGTCGTATGAACCTTCGCTGTGAGAGTGTGGTGTTGCATTTCCATTTACAGCTTTGTCTGGTGTTGTATATGGATTATACAATGAATAAGCTGATGTTGGTTTTCCTTTTGCGACTTCATTACCTTTTGAATCAAATACTTGTATTTGTGGAATTTGTATACATGCATCTGATCCTGATAAGGAACTCTTTTCTCCTGAAGCTAATACACGTACATAACGTGCAGGTACACCCCCACAATCTGGAACAACTGGGTTATAATCTACACGATTAATACCATAACATTGTTTCACAAATTCTTTATGATCGGCGTTATTTTCATTTGATGGTCGCATATAATTTGCATATATATGGATTCCATTATACCAATCCTGAATAGCTCGTATACTACCTTTTGCATTTGCTTCTGCAATAGCTGCAGTATTTGGTTTACCTTCAACTGAAAGTGGTGCTTTACTTCCACTACGTTGACATGCTTGGAATGGATGTTTTGCACGTTTCTCAACTGAACCTTCATTACTGCGTAATCCACTATAACGATCCATTAACGATGTGTATGTATTGGAAATTTTGCTCTTGCGTGATGAATCTTCATCTCCACGCTCACGATCATTACCGGTATTCATCCATAAATAATCCAGACAATCTGCATTAAATGGACCCGTCTTTGCTACAATTTGCATATTTCCAGCAACATCTTCAATAATATCTTCACATGGTGTCGCTAAATCAAATCCAAACATTTTTTGAGCAGCATCATTAATCTTACGAATTCGATCTGTACTATTTGTACCAATACGATTCCCGGATACATCACGACCTTTTGTTGCTATTGTGTATAAATTATTCAAATATTCAGAAATTGCATCCATGTCACCAAGTTTCAGTAACTGAATCAAACCACCATTTTCTATTGCTAATTTACCACGTGCTGGATCACCGCCTGCACTACGGAAAAGATTACTTAGACATTCAATACTATATTTACCAGGTTCTTCGCCATCACGCAAACATGGTGATGTACGCATTAATTTCATTGTTTCTGGTGTGCCTATGAGTGGACCACGTGATGCAACACCAGCATCTTCACGATAATATGGATCTCTAAATACACCTGGAATTTTAGCACTAAATAGTACAGTTTGTGATTCATGTTGATTACTCCATATCCAAAATTGATTACGAAGCATTGCACCTGATGGACGCGGTGATAGAATCATTGAACTCTTATTAAATGTACCAAGACGGCGTAAATTACTGAATGTCATATTTCCATCGGCTGCAACAGTTGATGGACCAATACCATTTACTTTAACAATTGAAGGTTCAAATGATGCAGAACGTTTACCATCTTCACTTTCCCATTGCATAATAACTGCACGATATGATGGTGCTTGATAATCATCACCGTGTTCAGACCATATACTAGCTGGTTCAGCCGCTACAATTTTATTAAAAAATGGTAGTACATATGATATATATTCCATATTTATAACCTTTTGTGGCGGCTTCACACCAACACACCATGATACTCCCTTGCCTACATTCCATGAATTTGATGTTGTTCCACATTCATTAATTCCTGATCCTCCACATCCCCAAATACCATATTTTTGTAAATTTGTTTGCATAGGATATGAATTTGTAGTTGTTGTATTACCACATGAACATACTTGTAACCCTTTACGATATGCAGATTCAAGTTCTTCTCTTGTTGCTAAACGTGCTCCAATACGTTCACAAACAGCTTTACTTGATTGAATTGTTTCTGTATATCCCCATTTACCACTTTGATAACTAAATACTTCTGTACGACCACGTGGACGATGAGGAACTTCTTCTAATACTTTTACAGTCACTTCTTCACCTTCACTTACATATCGTATAGGTACAATAAATTCAATACCCGATTTATCAGATTTGTATGTACCAATATTTTCATTATTACTTGCACGATTCACATATACATGAATTGTACCACATCCTGTGGGTGTAATTACACGTAGATTCATATTAAATGTACGACCACGTGGTTCATATACATATTTATCCATGTTACCATTCATAACTTGTGCACATTTTGCACGTGCAATATCTTTCATTGTACCATCAAATCCACCTGCTTCACCGGCTTCAGCACACTCAAGACGATTTTTTTCACGTTCACAATCAATTGCAGATACATGTAAATAACCTGGTGCACATTCACCAACTGTTGGAATATAAGCAGGTACACCGCCACTTCCAGCTTTAGCTTCGGCTTCAGCGCGATCATCGGGAAGAACTAATAATCCACCTACATATTTACCTGCGCTGTTTTGATCTGAAAATGCTGTTCCGCCTTTCAAACAAATACCACACGATTTATTCTCTGGATTTTTCAATGCAGCGCAATTACGACCTTTAATTGCTTCGCATTTGCGTGCATCAGCTAATACTCGATTTGGTGGTGGTAAACTAATATTGATCGGTTGTGGTTTAATATCAAATCGGGAACCACTTTTTGAATCAGGATATATTTCAGCTGTAGACAATGCATTTTTAATTTTCTGTGTCATCTTATCCAATTCTACAGGATTGTCTGTTTGTGCAAAATTAGGGCGTGTAACATCAAATTGATCCGCAAGTGGATTGTATTTTTTCATACTTAATTGTACATATTCATTATGATTACTTACTTCAGAATCAAATCCTTCACGTCGTTTCATTGTAAATAAAATAAATACAGCTACAATTAATAAAACTATAGCCAAAATGGATCCATTATGCATCCTAGTTCTGCTCCTCTAATCGTAGAACCGGAAATTCAAAATCCTAAATTTCATACATATATTTTGATGATTTTGAAAACAATGTATGAAATATAAATTTATGTTGGTATGTTATTATTGTTATTATACATTATCTGGGCGAATATTTGATGTAGAATCATAATCGCGTGTAATTATACGTATGACAATGTGCGTTTGACGATTGCTATTTAGAAGAGCGGCTCCAGTTTGATTCGGTTCAACACTTGCATTATCAAGATCTAATCCAAAAGCTATTTCTGCAGTTCCATCACCGCCACCAAAATATGAAGTTATACGTCCAGTGCTTCCAGATGTAGGATCATCGAAACGACTGCGAATTATTATTACATTGCAATATCCTGCATCATTACGTCCGTCAGTAATTACACCTGCACCGGATACATATGCTGTTGCAATTACTGCATGTCCTTGAAGACGATTTACAAAATTTGCAAAATCCGTTGCAGTCGCTGATGTTGTGGCTGGTGTATAACCTTGTATTTGAATTGTATCACCTTCACTTACAGCACTGTATGGGAAGAATTTGCTTGTTTGAATAAATATATATGAATTTTGTGGTGATGTAATTCCATATACAGTGCCTGTTGGTACACCAATTGATAATAATGAATTACTCATGCAAATGCGTTTGAAGAAATGTACATCACTATCGCCTGATAACAATTCGCCATTGTGACGTTCCATACGAATTGTCATACGTTGAAGTGTAGCCAATGGCGCTGGTGTATATACTTTTTGAGTTTTTAGGAATTTTGGAATTAATCCAGTATATCCTGATTTTGTTAATACCGGTGTTGGTGCTGTTCCAGGTACAGATTGTGCTAATAAATCACTCGACCATGTTGTATCGTATTGAACAATAGCAAATGTATTATCTTCTTCAGGTTTTGTACTAAAACCATTGTTATTTAATTCAGCAATACGTACACCAACAAATGGTAATGAAAAGATATTTACAACACGAGTTGTGTCATATACAGCTGTAGGTGTATTCTCTGAAACACGCACAAGTGGTGAATATGCTTCCAGCGGTACAATCGCCTTTACAAATTCAATACGCTGGATATTACGGAAACGTTCTTGTAGCGAAGCATTAAATCCAAATCCATTCTTTTTGGAACCTGTATTAAAGTTAACACTGAAATTATAACGATTTTCACTTGTATTTCGTAACCAGTCACGATCGCCACTTGTTAAAAAGATATTGTATTCGGTTTCTTGATATTTTTGAATACTTTCTTGTGGAATAATATAATCTTGTTGCCGGGGAGCTAATAATGGTGGTGGATTATCAGCTTGTGGTGGAATCGGACGAACAGCTGATGGAATATCATCTTTGATTTCAAGACGAGGCTGTTGTTGTGTTTGAGACGATGGTGTTTGTATCCCCATTGCTCGTGCTTGTTCTTCACGCGCTTTTTGCATACGTTGTACTAAAATTACTGGATCTTCATTCGATTCTAATTCATTCTGTTGAATACGAAAATCGGGTGTCGGTTGTGCAAAAGTATTCGCGGGTTGTGTACGTTCAGACATAATTGATTCAAAGCGAGAACCTGTATCTTCAAACAATCGACTAAAATCGTCTTGTGATGCAGCAGGAGTTGGAATTGGAGCAGCCGGTGGCTTTGTAAATGCACCAACAGTCGTTGTTGTTGGACGTGCAGCTGATTCTTGTTTTTTCAACCATAAATCAATAGACGATGTTGTTTCACGTACAACTTCTTGATTCAGTTGTACTGGTGTAGCCCGAGATCCTTGAAGACGAGCAACTTCTGTCATAAAATGTTGTACAGTCTTTTGCAAACGTGTATCTACACGTTCAGGAAGTGCGCTCATACCAAGCTTTGTTGTATAATGATTGCGTAAATATCCAACTAATTTTTGATAGTTTGGACCATTTAAAAATGAATTCGGGGTTATATTCGGGCGGGTGGACATATCTTGAACCTTTCTACGTTAGGGTTAGGATTCATGCTTTATGTACATAGACGCGGTAGAGCTTCTTCCAATGCTTCACGGCGTGGTTTTTCTTCAGCAAATAATATATCACGAAATGCATTCATTGTATCATCATCAACAACATGCTTACAAATTTCATAAAATGATTTTTTATTTCGAAGTAAACAAATAATTACAAACAAACAATACATACCACATTCCGATCCTTTACGTTGGTGACGTATATCATTCCATTGTATAGTATCGCAACCTTGTTCTTTACAACGTTTTAAGAACCGAATAATTTGTCGTGGTGGTTCATATCCATATGAATCAAAATAATATGCGGCTTTATTTGAAATATCTACAAATGCACATACCCAATGTGATCCAGGTTTATCGTGTGGATCCAAATTAAAAATAATACCAATCTTTTTCTTTCCATCTGAAAGATTCAAATTATTAATATCCAATTTACATAATTCATCAACTACACATTTACCAAATGAGAGTTCTTTATCAAAATCAATAGGAACAGGTCCTATAAATTCAAACGTTGGATCCGCATCTTCATATTGTTTCATAACATCTTCAATATTAAAACTATCTAACCATTCTGTTGGTTTTGCATCCCATTCTTCAGGCTTTTCTGGACGGAAATATGACAAAAATGATTTTGGTGTATCTGGTGTCTTTTTAACAATACAAAATTCAGTTGCACATTTTTGTTTTCGCATAATCTCTTTCATTTCTTTGATTAATGAAAGACTTGATCCACCGCTACCATCTTGATGTTGATTATGTTTACGTGTTTTATTCAAACGAATTCTGTTCTTCCGGGATTGTGTTTTATTCCATACAGAAATAATACGTCGTTGTGCTTCAACTGGTAAACATGATTCACCTTCCCGACGACCAAGTGCTGGTGAACATTGAAATGTTGAGGATTTTGGCTCAGACATTGTTTGAAGTTATAGCTTTTTCCCTATATTTATATGTGAAAAATTTTGGGGACACATAACAAATGGATATAAATCAGCGCAAAAATATAGATGATACATATTTTCGTCGATTCTTTGTACCTATTGTAATTTCATTACTTGTTATTGCAGGTATATTTGTAATTATTGCAGCTCCACCCGGTACACCTGTCAATTGGAAATCCACAAATTCAGTCTTTGAAAATGCTGCAAATAATATGGTAGGCGGAATGCGACGATTTTTAAGCTGCCATTAATTTTTCATTCTCCCATAATAGAGTTTCAAATACGATGGCAAATGTTGACTGGGGTTATTATATTGGTATTGGAATCTGCCTTGTTTTGGGTATAACTACAATTGCAACATATGCAACATTATTACCAAAAGATTCTGCTCAAAATACTAAACTTCTTACAGTTATTTCCGTATTCAGTTTTGTAACCAGTATAACTGCATATTTCTTGGCTGTTTACTATTTTAGTTCAAATGCAAGTCATTTAATTCAATTTATATTGGCTGTTGTCATGCTGGTCATACTTCCCGGTACGTTAATTTCTGCAAGTGTGAGTACAGTTACAATTAGTAATTTACGAGATACATTGGCTGCATCTGCGTGAATCTAAACCACAACCTTCATACTAATATACAAGTGGTGACTTGTATATTAGTATGGAACGTTTACAAATTCCTTGGTTATTTATTGGTCCATCCGGATCAGGAAAGCTTACAAAAGCACGTAAATATATTGAAACTGCGCATGGAATTTCATTAAAACTTCCGCTTGAAGTGCGTACTTTTACCGTCGGTGATGGATACGAAGCACGTGTACTTGCGAGCCCATATCATTTTGAAATTGATATTCCCAATTTATCAATGCAAGACAAACAAATTATTGGAGAATTGCTTACTACATTTTTTGCGTCAGGGGATGTATTTAGTAGTTTACGTAGTGGAAATCGCAAATTAGTTATATTACGACGTGCACATAGTTTATCTCTTCCTGCAGCTATTCGTGTACGAGCTATTTTACAACAATATATTCTACCTCCCGATGCGGGCGGAATGATTTGGATGACTGCTCGTGAGATGTCTGGTTCATTGGCTATGTTAGAAGATGCATTTGTTCATTATCGAGTACCGCGTATGTCTTATGATGAATGGACACACGCACCTGAAATTCCTGCAATATTGAAATCAACTGAAGCATGGGATCGTTGTAATGGACGCACCGAACGTGTAAAAGAAATATTAAAGTTTTTTCCAGATGGACACATACCTGCATGGCCACGACGTGTCCAAGATTTTTACAATGAAATGATGGAAATATTAATACATGCAGCACTTTCCAATAAACCTCCTACACTTGATATTATTTATTGGATACGTGGAAGAATTTATCAAGCATTAAGTTTATGTCAAAATGGACCTGATATAATTGATAGCTATGCTGCTGCAATTCAATATCATGCAAAATTACTTGAACCACAGCTGTTTTGGAAAGCTATTGCAAGCTTAATATTAGCTGAACCACATACATCCTATCGTACGCCACTTTCACTTGAAGCAGGACTCTTGAAATTATTTGAAGTTATACGTGCAAATAAAACAGCATCAATAGAAAAACCTGTTCCAATAACAAAAGCAACGTATGCAACATCTTCTACCATTAATGAAGTACGATTCGACATGGGCGCTTCTTCGAGCATCAATTCCGTCGAAACAATTGCTGTTGCAACCGGCACCACTACAAATACGAAATCTGGACGACGCAGAGCTGCACCACGTAAAAAGAAAACTGGGAACGAATAATTGGGATGGTGGAACAATTCTTCGTTTCATGTCAAATTCAGCCACACATGCATTACATATAAAACTTCCACAATCCAAAAGCAACTTAATTGTATTTACACAAGATCAAACAAAGCTTGAATCAATTGTTCGAAATATTGATGGAATTTTAGTATGGTTAGGTGTACCACCAAAATTTACTGTACATTTATGGCTACAACATTGGTTACGCCATGTTCGTGCAGATGAATGGCCAGGAAAAATGAATGTAAATGGTGGATTTGCAACACCAGGTATACCTGAAGTATTTGTATATCGCGAAGAAGAATATGATCGTGTATTAATACATGAAATTATACATGCATTAAAATGGGATTGGAAAAAAATGGATACTCCATTACCATGTTGGGGTGTTCAAGGACATCTTATGCCTCATTTATTTGAAGCATGGACAGAATTATATGCTGAATGGTTGTGGTGTGGATGGCATAATGTTCCATGGGAATTGCAAATGTATTGGATGCAAACACAAGCTGTGCAAATACTTGCTCGCCAAGAACGTCTTGGAAAACGATGGAATGAAGACACAAATATTTTTGCATATTATATTCTGAAAGCCGCACTTGCACCGCATATATCATTTTTATGGGCGTTTGGAAACGGCAAAATTGAATCTGAACGATTATATGTATTGTGCTCTTTAGTGAAACCTAATTTAGATATTTTACGCGAACATGCGCTACATACTATTCCTAATGATATATCAATGAGAATGACTATCAAATATATTTGACTGTGTGTCATAGGATATCATTGGAATTAATTCTATAATTTCATTAAATAATTGTGTTGTCTGTTTTTCTAAATGTTCTACATATCCTAATAAATATGGGTTACGTAAATCATGACGTTCGTGTGATATATGAATAAGATATTGAGTTTCACTTTCACTATACATGATTGTTTCTTCTAATAATTGTATATGTGATGCGATATCAGGATCTTGATATAATAACCATAATGTATCTTGTTCCCAATATGTCCCTAATGCAAATAAGGGCGTAGGTTCATATGTTGTACGTGCAGAGTCAATAACATGTTTCCATTCTTTGGATTCGGTCAATGGATTTTTATAAATATACCAGTGTTTTAAAAATGTGCGCGTCCATTCAGTGTTTTTACAAATAAAAAATGCACAACATGGTAAATGTGGATGATACGGACTATTATTTGCAACAATTATATTTTTTTCTGGATATTCATTTATAATTGATTCAATACGTTTTTGAATATTTAAAAATACACAATCAGAATCAATACATACAATATAATCATACTTGGTTTTGGATGATGTACATAATAATGTAGCACTTAATAATTTTGACCAAGATGCATGCCGTTTTGTACCTGTATTTGGATCTTTACATATATATACATCCGTTGAGCTGGTTGTATATGGCTGAAAATAATAAAAATCATATTTATGTGCTATACAATATATCGCATTAATATATGCAGCATAACTATTATATTCACATGATTCCTTTTGTAAATTAAGAGGGCGATTATCAGACATAAAAACTGCAATTTTCATTGATTTGGTTCTACACTAAACTATTGTATTTTTTAGTTACCGGGAAACGAGCCATTAAAAAGTGAAAAGTCATTTTGAATACATGTTTGATATACAGCCTTTTATATAAATATGGGAATTCGTGGTTTACAAAATTGGATACGATGGACAGTTCCAGATACTGTTCATAATCCAATATGGTCGCAATTATCAGGAAAACGAATTGGCGTTGATATACTTGGATTCTTGTATCGTGCAAAATCACGTGGGATGTATCCAATTGTATATGTTGCACAATTTATTGCTGCATGTAAACGTCTGAATATACAACCAATTATTATCTTTGATGGAAAACCGCCATCTGAAAAACAAAAAATTATTGAACAACGAAATGCTTTGCGAATAGAATCAAAACTTAAAAAAGAAGCTATACTTCAAACATTGGATTACGATTGTTCGTCTGATTCTGTAAAAATGGAACTTCAAAAATTGGAATTAAATTCTACATATTTTACATCTGATGAACGTGATCAAGTAAAACAATTCTTATATGCGTGTGGTATACTTAGTTTGAATGCATCAGGTGAAGCTGATAATACATTAGCCTATTTTAGTCGTAAAGGGTGGATTTCAGCAGTGATTAGTAGTGATTTTGATCTATTAGCCCGCGGTGTAGAAACACTACTTGTACCTGATACAAATGGAATTCCAGGTGAATGTGGATGGAAACAGTATATTCTTTCAGATATTCTTATGAATTCTGCATTGTCGTATGAACAATTTGTTGAAATGTGTGTCCTTATGGGATCTGATTATACTGCAAACATGCCATCAATTCCATATAAAACTGCATATTGGACAGTAAAACATCGTGGATCTATTGAATATACACTTGCTCGTTACAATATATATGATTATAAACCATATATACGTGCAAAACATATTTTAATTGGTACTTATGATAATGAAGACTGTCTTATGAATTCGAAACAATGGGAAAAATGGCGGGGAAAGCATCCACGTGTTGAATTTGATATATTACTTGAATTTATCAAATTGTATTTTCCAAGTGATAGTACGTGGCGGTGTGAGCATGACAGTGGATGTGATAGTGGAAATATATTAATTTCCTGTCACAGCATCCTCAATGATTTGTCCCAAAACACCTGCACTATGAGCTATAATACTACCGCCGCTAGCGCTTGATCCTGATGTACGCATAACCATCCAAAATGTGCCGATTGTAAGTACAAAGAGTATAAGAAATAGAATAGCTGAAAGCAATATATATGGGAAAACACGATTAATAATATGGCTTACTATTGGATCAAATAGCGATTGCATACGTGATTGATTTTCTGGTGTTCGTAATACAGCTATAATCTTATCGCCAATATGTGATGCTAAATCTGTGTTTGCTTCCATGTATCGATCACGATCTGGGGATGATGGCGATGGTAAAGATGGAGTACTTCCTCCCGACATTTTATTTGTACGCGCGGACTTTTTTTGAATACCACATCGCACTTTCATACAGAAACATGTTTGGAGCACCAGAACGCCAGCCTGATCAGTCGTTCTTTATTCCTATTGCAAAAAATACACATAATGACCAGATTCGGGTAATTATTACAGCAGAAGGCATTACGCCTACATTGGAATTTCAGCCTGTATTTCAAACATTACAACGTCAAATTCTTGATGAACTTGTTAAGAATAGACAACTATACAAATCTCCACCGACGTTGGAATCATTACAATGCATGACACCTACATGGGGATTTATCAAGGTCGGAAATGAAATTCAACAAAGTAAATCAACAATTATTCGAAATAACATCCCGGCTTCACAATGGCCATGTATCGCAGATTGTGTACTTGATGGGATTAAGATTTCCCGGTCTCTTATTCAACCGGTATTTTCACTTGTATTTGTTGAAACTGTTTCAACTGCAGAAAATGTAATTGATTTTGACTGGGGTGTATCCGATAGCGGAAGCGATTTACAAGAAGTCTCCGATGTTAGTTTTATGCCAACTGCTTCCGGTGATATGAGAATAAAAGATGCTGCGACACGTGAACGTGAAAAAATGGAAGCAAAAGAACGTGTCCGAGCTGCATATCGTACAGCTGAAGCAGCACGTGAAGCTGCAAACACACTTGCATCCCAATTTTATTCAGCGTATGATGTGTCAGACAATGAATCTGCATTTAGTGAATGGGCAGATTTGGATTCCGAGGATGACGACAGTGATGGCGCTTCCCGATGAATGGCTGCGCGTCGTTAAAAAAAATTACTATCAACGAAAATAGATAAAGGAATATGTTGAACAAGCGTAGCATGATCTTGGCTGTTCTTGTGCTAGTTTTACTCGTTGGTGTAGTTTACATGATTGATAATACACTCTTTGGTCTATTAAAACGTAAAGAAGGCTTTGCTAACAATAACGCCGGTGCAGTTATTGAAACAAACGCCGCACCTTCTATGAATGGTGAATTCGCTGGTGCATTCAATAATGCTGGTAATGATGATCGTAATGAAGTAATGGGTAACGAAAACGTTGTTGGTGGTAATGAAGTCACAGAAGGCTTCGAAACACTCAACCCGGCTCCTATGCCATTCGCTGCTGCTGAAAAGCCAGCCAACTGCTACCCCAAGAATCAACTCGCCCCACAAGAACTCCTCCCTGCTGACCCAAACAGCAAATGGGCACAAGTCAATCCCCAAAGCGGCGGTGATATTGCAGGCAAGAACTTCTTGAACGCCGGTGCACTCATTGGTGTCAACACAGTTGGTCAAAGCCTCCGCAATGCATCATGGGATCTACGCTCTGAACCACCGAATCCACAAATGCAAGTAAGTCCATGGAACCAAACAACTATTCAAAGTGATTTACAAAGACGACCTTTGGAAATAGCTTAAATCATATAATAAAGGTTTTATAATTTTAAAATTTACAGTACTTAAATTTTCAGCCAATGATCCCCCATTTCCTGAAAATTCAAAATCACCTAAAATCCCAAACATCCAAAAATCCAACAAAATTGATCAACGCGTTGTCAGAAATTTCCAAATTCAAAACAACCAAAATGCCCCCACGATTAACAATAGAACAAGTAAAAGAAGCAATAGAAAAAGAAGGATGTAGATTAGTTTCAACAACATATACATCAAATAAAAAACCAATTACTATAATTTGTTCTTGTGGAAATCCAGAACCATTTACAACTACGTATTGTATGTTTACAACAAAAGGAAAGCGTTGCAATGCTTGTCGTTTGGATCGTATGAAAAAAACAAATCTTGAACGTCATGGATATGAATTTGTAAGTCAGCGTCCAGAAATGAAGGAATCTGCACTTTCTGGATTTCGTAAATATGTCCAAGAAGAAAAGAAACTCACATTTTCAGAAGTTCAAGCGTACTTCAAATCCAAAGGATGTGAAGTATTGGATGATGCATCAAAATACCAAAATGGTCATACAAAACTAAATTTCAAATGTATTTGTGGAAGAAATGGATTTATATCCTATTCTAAATTTCAACAAAACCGTCGATGCTCTAACAAAGAATGTGTTGACACTCGTAAAAAAGCTACAAATGTTATCAAATTTGGTGAAATTTCATATGCATTGACACCAGAATACAAAGAACGTTATAGAAACACATGTATAGAAAAATATGGTACTGAACATGTCATGCATTCTGTAGAAATACATGAAAGAATCGAAAAGAATGCTCGTAAATTCAAACTCTACACCCTTCCATCAGGTAAACAAATAAAAATCCAAGGATATGAGAATTTTGCTCTTGACACCCTTCTCCAAACATATACAGAAGATCAAATCAAAACATCCCGCAAAGATCAGCCTGAAATTTGGTGGACAGATGAAAAGGGAATGAAACATAGATATTTTAGTGATATATTTATTCCACATGAAAACTTGATTATTGAAGTAAAAAGTACATGGACATACAATAAAGGAATGAAACAAGGCAAATTAAAACTACAAAAAGAAGCCTGTGAACAAATGGGATATACTTACAAATACATGATCTACACAGATTCTGGAGAAGAAATTGTATCATAAAAATATTTACCCCGACAAATGAACACAAACATACTAGATAGGGAAAAATATAAACAAGTCATTCGCCCATTAAAAACGGATGAAGATAAAGTAGATTGTTTACGCCATCTTACATTATCTGACAAACATTTATTACTTTGTCGTAATACATATAGTTCAGAACATATAAATAAAATAATCGAAGAAAGTGATTATGTTATTTTACATTATGCAGAAACTATTGAAAATATTGTTGGTTTTGCATTACTAAAAATTCTAAAAAACAATGTGTTAGATATTTTATTGG